GAATATAATGTCTAAAATTGATAAAGGACTTGGCAAGGTCTTTGATTTGCCAGCAGGATTCGATGGTACACCAATTGAACCATCATCAATAACACCATGCCCAGTAGATACTGGCATAGATAAAGCAAACGAATTACCATCTGCTGTAGATGATGCAGCAAATGTAATGTCGGATTATCCTATGGTTGCATCAGCAGGATACGATCCGAAAGATATAAAGATAGAAAGTGATTATGATACCACTCGTGCTAATCTTCTTAACATATTAGCGAAAGGTCAAGATGCACTTAATCATTCTTTAGAGATTGCTAAACAATCAGAGCACCCTCGTGCATTTGAAGTGGTTGGTAATCTAATGAAACAACAGGCTGATATTAACCAACAACTGTTGGATCTACATCAGCAAAAACAGAAACTAGAAGGCAAGAAAGAAGGCAAGGCACCAGGAGTGCAAAACAATTCTATCTATGTTGGTTCAACTAAAGAGTTGAACAAGTTTCTACATGATATGAAAAACGATAGCAATATTATTGAAGGAGATAAATAATGGCTTTACCAAAAAATACATCGGCAACTTATCCGTTGCAGATTCCTTCCACTGGTCAGGAAGTAAATTTTAGACCATTCGTTGTAAAAGACGAGAAAGCATTGATGCTTGCTATGCAGTCAGAAGATGAAATGACAATGGTAAATACTTTGCGTTCATTGATTACTAACTGTGTAAGTGAAGAGATTAATGTAGAACGATTAGCAACTTTCGATTTAGAATATGCCTTTGCTCAAATGAGAGGAAAGAGTGTAGGAGAATTAGTTGAAGTAATCGGTAAGTGTGATAATGAAGAAGCAGGTTGTGTAGATAATCCAAAAGCAACTGTAAAACTTTCTGTAGATATTACACAGATTCCAGTGACATTCCCTGAAGGACACAATAAAAGAATAGACCTATGGGGAGATGTTGGTGTAGTTATGAAATACCCTACACTAGAAACTATTATCAAATATCAAGGATTGACTCAAGATAGCGATCCTAACAAAGTATTTGAAATTATAATGGATTCGATGGAAGTAATTTACGAGGGAGACCAACTTCATTATATACATGAACAGACTCCGCAAGAAGTGGATGAGTTTATAAATAATTTATCATCTGAGCAGTTCAACAGAATAAAAGATTTCTTTGAGACTATGCCTAAGATGACAAAAGAGATTCAATGGACTTGCCCTAATTGTGGCAGAGAACATAAACGAACTTTGGAGGGATTACAAAGTTTTTTTGGCTAATGCTCAGCCATGATTCTTTGATGAACCATTATAAGACGAACTTCGCTTTAATGCAACATCATAAATATTCGTTGACTGAGCTGGAAAATATGTATCCTTTTGAGCGAGAGATATATACTTCTATGCTAGTTAAACACTTGGAAGAAGAGAAAGCGAAAAGGGAACAAGAAAATCTAAAAATGAGAAACAGATAGATGGCACTACCAAATCAAACACCAAGCGATAAAGACGCATTACCTGATAGAAGGAAAGCTACTCCACGCAACGAGGAGTTGGCACAACTCATAGGTGAAAAGATTTCAGAAGTTCTTCCGACTAAGGAAGAAACTATGGAACAGAACAAGACCTTTATGGCTATGGCTGGTTATCTAGAAATCTTAGCAGGTAAAGCAGAGTCTGATGATGGTCCAGGTGGAGATGAAGAGAGTGCGTTTAGTAAACTCGGCAAGTTAGGTAAAGTCATTGCTGTAGTTTTAGGAACTCTTATAGGTTTATTCGCAGCACAACTAAAAACAATTATGGCTTTCGCCAAGTTGTTTACCCCAGCAAGATTACAAGTACAGATACGAGGAGTATTTAGAGGACTGACTGGAACCATAAAAGGTTTCGGTACAGCAATCAAAGCAGGTTTCGGTACACTACTCAAGCCACTTACTGGTTTATTCAAAGGTGGTGCAGCATTAGGTAAGACTCCCATCGTTATGGGTAGTTTCTTAAATGGATTAAAAGGGTTGGCAAAACCTTTCGGTGATTTATTTAAGATGCTAAAAGGAGCAATGAGTTCTGTAAAAGGATCTGTAAGTATCTTTGGTAGAATAAGTGGTTTCTTCAGAGGTATCGGCTCATCACTATCAACCTTTGGTAAAGCAGTTGGTGCTGTTGCTAAGATTGCTTCTAAAGTATTCTTCCCACTATTAATTATTCTTACTCTGTTTGATACAATCAAAGGAGCATTCGATGGTTTCGCTGAAGGTGGTATTATTGGAGGTATCGCTGGAGCAATTAAAGGTTTATTCAACTCATTAATCTTCGGTCCTCTTGATATGATTAAGGGAGCAATCTCTTGGGTACTTGGTATGTTTGGTATGGACAAAGCATCTGCAATGTTAGATAGCTTTTCCTTCGCAGACTTATTCAGTTCGTTGATAGATGGTATAGCAGGTTTCGTTCAACATATTGCCAACTTTATTGGTAATATAATTATGGCACCGATACGACCTATTATGGAATTATTCAGTTCTCTTATGGGTATATTTACCAATGCTGATGGCGAGGGATTATTTAAAAATATATCTGACTTCTTCTTTGACTTAATTTTAATCATACCGAAGTTCTTCTTGAACATACTTGATGCGATAGCAGGATTGTTTGGCTTTGATGGATTGAGAGAAAAGATATATGGTTTCTTTGATACTATTATGGATAATCTTGGTATCCCTGCGTTCTCATTTACCATACCATTTATTAAAAAGAAAGTAGAGTTCGGTGGCTTCTTCCCATTCAGAGATGAAGATCCTGAGATAGGAGCAAGTGCTGGGGACTCAGGTGGTACAGTAGAAGCAACTGAAGAAGCTATCCCACCATTGAAAGAAGAAGATGTCTTAGATCCTTCAAGAAAGAAAGATCTAGATAAGATAAGTAGTGATATTGATTCTAATATCGAACAGGATATTCAAAGACAGTTAGATAAAGAAGAACAGATAACTAAGTCTGGTCTTGATGCTATGAGACAAGCTGGTGGTAATACTACTGTCGTCAACAACACCAATGTAAACAATACAGCAAATACGCAAACATCTTCAATGGCTTTCCCTAAGTCAGCAAAAAACAATGATAATGCGTATGGTGCAACTTCTAGATACAAACTATAAAAAAAAAATAACAGGGCAAGGTATTGAAAAGACTGCAGTTTTTTTCAATTATGGTTTTAACACCAGTCACCCTGCCCTGCTATCCGCAGTTGACTCCCTACTATTATTCGGAGTCTGCTATTTTTTGAAAGTAAGACATTACATCTTCTTCCTCGTTGGCACTAGGTGCCACTGGCTCAGCCTTTGCGACTGGCTCTGGTGCAGGAGCACTCTTAGGTGTAGGTGCTGCTGCTACAGTTTCAAGGACAGCATTTTCAGCTGTACCTAGTCCTGCATTTTCATCCTCAAGAACTTCCATCAGTCTTTTAGAAAGTGCTTCATAAGACTTGAACTGGTCTGGTGCGATAAACTCAGATAGCTTATGCTGTTTTTCAACAATGCTAACCAACTCTTCATCAGACCCTGGAACTGCTTTCACATCAGTAAATTGACTTTCATCATAATTAGGGAAGCCAGCAACTTTCTTCATACGAAGTCGGAAGTCGGCACCTTGCCACAAGTCAAATACATTTACTGGTTTCTCATCCTCGAATGTCGGTCTAGCTTTCTCCATGATTTTATCAAAGATCTTCTTACCGAACTTGTACAGTCTGACCTGTCCTTCGTTCTCGGGATGTTTGGGATCGCTCACAATCAAAACATTAACTATGTAAGATAGTCTGCGTTTTTGCTTACGAGCAATATCTTTATTGGCTTCAGAACCACTGTTCCATAATTTAGAATTTAGTTCGCCAACTGGATCTTTCTCACCCAGTGTAGTCAAACTATTTTCAATATACCATTTACCAGTTGGTCCTTGAAACCCATGTGAAAAAACACGAACCCAAGGCAACTCATCACCTTCTACACGAGGTAGAAAACGAATCACTGCTGTTGCGTTTCCTGCTTTATCTGGGTCAAGTTTCCAGAATCTTTCATCTGGACCTTGCTTTTGAGAACTCTGGGGATTAGCGATCTTATCGAACTCTCCAGAGATTTTAGAGAAGTCTGCCATAGATGACGACTTCAGTGCTGTTAAATCAACCATATGTTTCTCCTTAAATATGCGTTATATGCGTTGTATAGTTATAATATACTTGATAAAAACTTAAAAGTAAATCAAGCACTAGTATTTAGTTCAATTAATTCATCATTGAAAGACTTATATGTCTCAGCAAATCTGTTTTTATCAAACTTAACGAATCCTTTCGTCTTCGTTATCCTGAGAACATCTTCTTCAAAAGCAACTCCTGCTTTCTCGTGCCAGTTCTCAAAGAATCCTTTAAATGTATCTAGGATACAAACTGTTTGTACATGGACATGTTCGCCAAGTACCATTTTCATTAACTCTGGTATCACACCATTAAAATTATATAATTCTTTTTCTGTCAACTTTTCTTTCTCTAAATGTAGAACAATGGTAGCGAGGTCTGACTTGAAAGTGTTGTGCATACTTTCTCTAACTCGGCACCAATTGGTATAATAGGTATCAGATGTAATTCGTGAATAGAGTGTTGCATCGTGCCCATAACTGAAATTACTAACAAAGTAATCAACAATATCCCTGTCAGAATTATACGCATCACCTAACTTCTCAAATAACTTAACATCATTCCTGGTGTAGAACTTCTCACGAGAACCTCTGATATTACCTTTGTTTGTAAATACATCATACTTCTTGTTATGGAAGTGAAGTTTAAGAGCCATGTATAATTTATAAACACGATATCCATCCATTAAACATCCAACTTGGCACTCTTTGGTAGATAGTTTAGATCGCTAAAGTTTGCTTCTAACTTATCTTTCAGTGCTCCCCTGATTAATCCTTTTAGTTCCTTAGGATCTAACCCAGCTTTGTCACAATATTCTAGTATTGCATCCATGTGGGTTATGCCCTGTTTTTCTTTGACAACCTTCTCAATGTACTGAGCAAATGATTTGCTATTTTCAAATAGAGTAGGAAAATCCGTCGTTGCTGATTCGCTCATAAGTTCTTTCTGTGTTGTTATATTTATCAAGATAATGATTGATTGTGGTAAGACGATCTTCCAGTTTACCATACTCTTTCATCTTTAGATTGTACAGAGACCATGCTTTGGTATCTGGATTATCTGGGTTAAGGTGGTCACCTTGTACATGTAGGTACTTGTTGAACCAGCGATCTAGTCGTTCTTTCTCGGTGGTCACATCATTTTTAATCTCATTCAACCCTGCGACATCTCTACGAATGGCACAATGGCTAATGCGATTTTGTAATTGCATATGGTTCATATTCACTCCTATAATTTAATTGCTAATACAACTAGAATGGCAACCAGCAAAACATTTACTAGAAACAACTCTATACCTAAAATCGTATGATACCAGATCCATCTTGTCTTGTAAGCATTATCTATACTCAAGTCAGCTGGGTCTGGCTCGTTATGTAATCCTTTATCTGGTGCTCCCCATAATGTGGTAAAAAATTTCTTAATCATGTAGTTCCTCTGGGATCTCATCCCTCCATTTTAAAATTTCTTTCTGACCATCTTTCCAGTACCATTTTAAGAATCCTTTATTCATTAAAGTATCTATGGTATCGGCGACGATCTTTACATTGTCTCTCTTACCCATGCTGTATCCAATATACAATAAGATACCAGAGTACAAGAGTGCTTGTAGTATTTGTCCTTCGCTCATCCTCGTCTCATCTTGGCAACTTCTACTGCCTGCTCCTTGTTAATAATAGGTACAGCATTAGACTTATGCATCTGAGCAATACCTTTTACCAGTGTACCTGTGTACTGCATTGGCTCTTTCTTAGCTGTATTACCTTTCATAGAACTCATGCTAGGATACTTCTCATCAAACTCTTTGCGTTTAGCTTCACGATCTAACTGCTCCTGCGATATCTGTAGTGGTTTATATTCTTTTTTTCTAGCTTTTATCTGGTCAGGGTGGCAACCATTTTCACGCAACCAAGCATCGTGCTTGGCTTTGCGTTCTCGCCATCCTGGTTTTTTCTTAGCTTTAGATTTACCACTCATTTTAGTGGTGGTGTAGTATGCTGGTAATAATGCCATAATATATAATTCTATATGAAAATAAGTTAAAAGTCAAGGATTTTTTGCCTAGATGTATTTAAAATTTTAGCATCTGTTTCAGACATGTGTGCCTGTTCAAATGCCAATACATCTAATTTTAATTTGGCTATCCTGTGTTGGATAGTCGACCTGATATGTGATGGTGTATCATCACTCAATAGAGACTTCAAAAAGTCTATTTGCTCTAGCACATCAATCATGCTGCGACCTCCTTATTTTTATATTCATGTTTAAATACGACTTCCTCTGTATTCAGATTGTCGTGGTATTCATAGCCACCTTTGTAGCCATCAAACTTTCGGATCTTAATCCAATGACCGAAGTCATTTTTAAAGAGTCGTGGGTCGTGGTAGAAACTACCATCAGACCAATCTTTCTGGTCTCGCTCATACTGCGAGACCCAGTCGTCAGACTCTACTGTCCATTCAAGTACGAACTCCCTAGACATGTCGTTGTCGTACTCAACCAGAGGGATGATTTCATTAGCTACTGATTGAACAGTAGTCACATCCACATTATCAACAATAAAAGTATTACCACCCTTGAACTTCCAGTGACCTTCTTCAGTCACTCCGTCCACATCGTAGTTCTCCATGTATTGTGTTTCAATAACTAATTTTGCCATCTTATAAACCTCCGATACTTGACATTAGATATAAAAAGAAGCTGACCACCAGCAAAGTGATGACAACATATTTCATCATATGATGCCCATCTCCGATGCTACTTCAGCTTCAGTATCAAAAAGAGCACCATGCTCTTCACCTTTTTCTTTAGTAAATGCTTCACGAGCATCATCTAAAGAAGGATACTTATTATCCGCATAATCTGCGATAAAGTCCTGAGCACGCTCAGTCAACTCTAAATATAAATTACCCATTTTACTCATATTTTACTCCTATTTTGATTTTATAAGTATATTCTAAACTATTTTGATCCAAAAGTAAAGGACTTTTTTTCATTAGGCAGCACTTTTTTTGTACTGCCTTGCTCTCGCCTGCATTTCATCAGCATCGAAAACAGCGAAATAAGAAGGTCTTTTGACCTCTTTACCATCCTCGTCCTCAACAACACGCATTCTCATAAGAGACGCAACCTTCTGCATTCCTTTGAATGCAGCACCTGGAACACCATAGTGCTTAATACCTTGCTTAAAGGTACAAACTCTTTCCACATCGCCACATGCTTCAGCATTGACACCTTGGTACTCATATCCGTTAGTTATATTAATTGTCATGATTTATTTACCTCTCAATTTATCAATTTATATAAGTATTCTACCTGATTTTGTGGCAAAAGTAAAGGTTTTTTTTACTTTTTTTAAACTTTTTTGTTATTAAAAATCAATGACTTATAACTAAAAAAAAGGGGAGCCATTGCTGACTCCCCTGTAGATTAGAATTTTTGGTTAATTATTTCTTTTTTGATTTGCTTTTTTTGGCTGGTTTGGCTGGAGCATCTGGGAAGATCTCCTCTTCGCCGATTACATTACCTTCAGAATCCTCTATGATTTTAAAGTAATGTTTCTTGTCTTCTTCATCCTTTTCTTCGAATGCTTTCTTAAACTCATCCGATTCGTTTGGCAATGCAGCAACCACAGTTTCTGAATTACCACCATTGAGTTCTGGTGCTTTGTAGAATCTTTCTTTTACTTCTTCAAGTTCAGTAATCTCTACATCAAATACTTCCCAGTCTTCTCCAACTCTTGGGTTGGCTGGATCGTTTAGAAACATTTCACACTGTGTCTTTGCAAAATCTAAAGTTGGTGCAATGACATTAAACTCTTGACCATTCCTAAAGATAAAGTTGTACTCTTCTTGGTTCTCATCGTTCTCCCATGATGGTTGGGTTAGACCTTTCGCTTCTGCTTCTTGGATCTCTGCGAAGGTTTCAATAATTCTTGCTCTCCCTGCGTCATTATTGATTTGTCTTTCCATATCTCTGGTAAGACGAATCTCTGCAGCAGTTTGGCTTTTTAAGTGTTGGTTTTGCGACATGATATCTCCTAATCTACATTGTTATACTTCTATTTAGTATTATTGGAAAAAGTACTCTACCGATTTTTCAGGTTGCGACACAACTATTTAGTGATTTCTATAATTCAGAATCTATAATCTTAATAAGCAACTCTGCATAGTTAGGATTAGTAGAGAAAGAATCTAAATGATAGGCAAGCACTGCTCCAGATGCACCACTATCCCTGTGCTTTCTTAGTTCTTCATAGAAGTGTAGGTCGTTAAGAATACGAACTACATCCTTTACACTATCGCATTTATATGTGTATGCTTTTACTGCCCAGCCATGCCATTCGTTATGGTGGGTTATCGGTTTTACATGTGGGGTATTTTTATCCCAAGTTCTTATACCGAATAGATTATTAGCTTCCTTTGCCAATCTACTCTTACCATACCCACTTTCCAGTATGGCTTGTGCTATAATTAACTCCCTTGGGAAGTGACGAGATTCAGGTTGTTTATGATAAATGTTATCAATACACCTGTGCATTGAGTTTATGAATGCACTTCTAGTCGAGGTATCAAAAGTATCTACCTGTGGTGCATATATCTGGGCAGCAGTAGCTGATATCCCTATGACACCAAAGACTATCATTATTAAGAGTGGCTTTAGTCTAAACATAAGTCCTCCTTTCGTGACAGGTTATATTTATTAAACGAGGATATGCACCTGTTTAATTAAGGATACTAATTCTCTAATTCGCTGTATATCTGGGTGTTTGTCATTTAGATATACACCCATAGCGATAGAGACAGCAGTCCTAACATCACCCTCAAAAGCAAAGTCACCATTTTTTACTGTATCAAGTCTATCATCCATTGGACCATAGCAAGTAAAATCTTTTATGGCTTCTACTACAGTTTTACAAATATCATCATAATTAACGAATAGATCTTTCTGATACATCATCATACTTTGCGTTATGTCGTGTACCAGTTCTCTAGAGTTAATTGTCAATGCAGCAGCAAGGCAGTAAGCATCTCTTAACACTCTTGTTTCATCTTTGAGTGCTAATAGATCTGCCTTTACATCTGGTGCAAAGTTAGGGCAACCTTCGGCATAGTTGACAAACCATTCGTCAATCTCTTCAGGTTGTCCCCAAACTTGGGGATCTTCATATTCGTTTACCATCCACCATCATCCATTGCTTTATCCTTTTTCTTACGAGAAAAGAATTTTTTAAACCCACCTGAGATACCCCAGAGAGTAAACCAGCTGGTGTTAAACAAAAAGATAAGGAGTAATAATACCATTGCAAAGTCGACTAGACCTGCTTGTAGATATCCATACTCCATTAGTTTGCCTTCATATGTTTAAGTGCGTCAAGCATTTTTTCAGCACTAGATACTTCGAATGGATCTTGGATTGGGCATGCTTCTGGCTCACCCCATTCAGTGTATCTTACTTTAATTTCAGCATTTTCAACAAACATGCAGTATCTCCACGATCGCATACCGAAGCCACGATTCGTAAAGTCATTTATCATGTTTACACTTCTTGCGAAGTCACCATTACCATCTGGCAATGCTTTTACTTTTGTAATGCCTTGTTGTTCAAACCAAGCATTCATAACAAAAGAATCGTTTACTGATGTACAGTAAACTTCATCAACACCCAAGTCTTTGAAGCTGTCATACAACTCTTCAAACTTAGGCAACTGGAATGCCGAGCAAGTTGGTGTAAATGCTCCTGGCAATCCAAACACAACTACCTGCTTATCATTAAACAGATCCTGTGTTCTTTTTAAGACCCAGTCGTCATTCTCACGAATGTAGAAGACTTGGTCAGTCAAACGATTTACCATTTACTTCTCCTTCATTTTTCTAAATGTTTCTCTCAAGTCGAGAAAGTCTCCGATGTAGTCATCCCTTTTACCATCCATAAGTTGGACTCCTTCATCTTCAACATTAATTATCAGGAGCAACCTTTCAATAGGTGTTCCTGTCCTTTCTTCATACATAACAGCATAGGCTGAACATTGCATGAAATAATCTTTAACCCATTCCCTCTTCTTTAGTTTAGCAGAGGTCTTGAAGTCAATTACAGTCAGCTTACCATCATACTCGCCAATACAGTCAACAGTTCCTGCTGTTTGTAAGTGGTCAGAATATAATTGAGTTTCTAAACAGTGAATGTTGTTTATCTTGTTCAAGTAAGGTATCATCTGTCCGAAGTCACTTCGAGTAAAATCGTCAGACTTATCACCCTCGTTCAGAAGATATTTTTCTGCGAGTGAATGTATGGTATTACCACGAGCGAGTGCTCGTCTTGAAATTTTATTAGCTTCTTCTTCGCCAACCTTATCTTTCCATGCTTGAATAGATTCTTGGTTGTGAAGTCGAGTGACTGATGTGACTGATGGATATTTTGCCCCAGTGGGAGTTTCATAGTATCTCCCACCTCTGGCATTCACCTGCACAAGTTTGCCTATTTCAACAGGCACATGATTAAACATAACTATTTCTCAATATTAATCGGCTTTCCATTTTTATCCTTGTGGAACTGCTCGTCCCACTTGGATGTACTTTTTCGGTACTTGTATATGATACTCTTTATTTTCTTAAAAGTAAAGTCCTTAAACTTCTTCAAGAGCGACCATAAGTCTTTCAGCACGATTTGGTACCTGTTTATGCCAACGACTATCCCTTCCTTCAATTGCTGCCTGTGCCCAGTTGCCCTCTTCAACAGCTTTCTTCATGTTCTTAAACTTCCCAAGTCTGGGAGCTCCCATGTTGAAACACATGTTGATGAGTACTCTTTGAACCACATCAGGATAGCTATCGATATCTGGATATACTTTCTTGACTTCCGTCACGAACTTTTCTACATCCTCGTCGAATACTTCCCAGCAACGATCTTCTGATACAGGTGTTCCTACAGGTTTACCATACTCCTCGTCATCTTCTGTGACAAGGTGTCCGATACCAAATGTAGGATAACCTAGATGGTCATTGTAGATTTCAAATTTAACTCCTTCATCACGAATGAGTTCTTCTCTTAGTTTTTCTCTGTCAAATGACATAGATTTACTCCTTAAATTTATAAAGGTGCCAAGGGTGGAATGGCACAACTTTCGCATTCCTCCTACGAAACCGAAGAGGTTGTTTACCATTTACTGCTCCACTTACACCTTTAATTTCTTTTTTGCTTTTTTCAAAGCAGCAATCAACTTGGCTTTAGTTTGTCGCTTGTCTAGTTCAATACCAATCTTACGACCTAGTGCTTCAAGTTCATCTTTCGTTTTCTTTTCAAGATACTTAAAGTCATCGGCATTAATAACACCATCTTTATTTGTATCAAGAGCAGGAAAGATTTTCGCTGCAGCACATTTTAACCAATCAATAATCTTTTGCATAATATCTCCTTAATTATTTTTTAGTATTAATTTTAGCAATCCAACCTTTTACAGTTGACTCAATCCAACTTGCCCAGATAGGCTGTGGAAAGTTCCAACCAATAAAAGCACCGACTGCCAACCAGAATAGAATATCTAACATTATCGTTTACTCCTTTTTTGTTTAGGTTTAGTATCTTCAGCAGTAATCTTAGCAATGATATATTCTTTTACTAAGTCACTTCTGACGATATCGTTTACAGTAAACTCGACACGAGCATAACTATTCATATGTCTGACTATCTCCATGAAGTTGAAAAGACCTTCTCTTTCTGTGCCTTTTCTTAAATCAGTTTGGCGATAGTCCCCACAAAACACAATACGAGAATGGTCACCCACTCTAGTAATAATTGTGTCAAGTTCTTCCCAGTTTAAATTTTGACATTCATCAACAATAACAATAGTGTTGTCAAATGTCAATCCCCTTACGAAAGATGTAGAAGCAAAATCTAAATTACCTTGCGACATCAACCTATCGTATGGGTCGGGATATACCAAGTTATCTGCTTTCTTAGTGAACAGAGCAGATGCTATATGTTTATATGGCAACTGATACTGCTCTAACTTTTCTTCCAGATCTCCTGGCAGATGACCAATCTCTCTACTTTGTACAGCAGATCGAATAATCAAAACTTTTTCAAACTCTTTGTTCAGTACAGACTCTAATGCTTTATACATAGCAATATAAGTTTTACCTGTACCAGCTACACCATGAGCCATGATGATTTGCTTAGATGAGTCATTGTAGAAGTCAAAAAACTTCTTCTGACTTTCGTTGAGAGGATCGACTTTTCTTAGATCGCCGATCTTCAGTTTGGCTTTAGTAGAGGGAGTCCCCTCTACTTTTTTCGCTCTTGGCATAATTTAAAATACTTCTGTGTTTATCGTACTTCCTGCATTCTTGGTCTTTACTCTTTCAAGCACATCTCTAAAACCTGTAGCATGTTTTCTAGTATTTGTACCAGCTAACACACCAGCTTGTCCAATGTTTGGTGCTGAGATACAAGACTCCCAATCAGGATTATCTTTCAAATGTTTTACTTTGTCATCATAACTACAAAATAATTCTTTTACTTCACCAGTCTTTTTATGTTTTATATTATATAGTGGCATTATACAGCTTCCTTTAATGGTTTACTGAGTTCTTCCCAGTTTAATTCGTAATCACTTTCTGCTTCAGTGTATTGTAATACTCCCAGCTTTTCATATCCAGGAATAACTTCTTCAGGAAGTAGTCCAATCTTTTTCAGGTTTGGCATTATTCTACTGAACAATACATCTTGAAACTGTGTCTGAAATAAATTCTCTTTGGTATATTCTTCTGTCTTTACTAGATCTAAATCATATCTTCGCCACACTTCAAAAGGTCTTAGTCTATGTCTTGATACAGTACATGCTTCAAGAGCAAACTTAGCACGATCTAGTTGTTCTTCTTCTGACAAAGTTTGTACATACTCGTGTAAATAGTTAATTCCAAAGGTCACATGCCTTGCTTCATCTCTTATGATATATTCTATCATTTCTTTATAGACTGGGTCTCTACTGCTCTCTTTGGATGCCTGGAATGCTGCCAGAGCAAGACCTTCTATGATAACTTGCATACCGATAAACTTAAGATCCCATCTTGGGTCGGTAAGTATTTTATCAAGTAAACCTTTCAAAGCCATTACCGATTGGCCATGACTTTTTAATTCTTGTTTGTATGTATTTGTTAAATGCTTCTACATGTCTTGCTTCGTCAAAGGTCTGACTTGCTGCATACAACTTTGCGTTGAATGTTGGAGCACAGGAACATAGCTGACTAGCAACTAACAATGCACCTTGCTCACCATGTAAAAACTGGGATAGTGCCCATGAATTATTATCGTGTAGAAACTCCATGCGTTTTTTAGCATCCCAACCTTTATATATTGGATGCTTATCCCACTGAGTATCTTCCATTTCAAACTCTTCTTCGGTCATACCTTTATACTCAGGTGACCAGTCGACATCGACTTCTACATTCCAGTTCAGTTTTTTACCAAGTTCATACAGTTTGCGAATGCGATTATCCTGTACTGTATAGTCCCAGTTATATGAACCAGTTAGTGGAGTTTCAAATATCTCAACCACATCTTCCGCAAGTTTAGATCTATCTTTAGGATACTCTCCATCAAATAGTTCCACATTATATGGTGTTCTATCTACTTTTCTAATTTTCATTTATATATTTATAACTCTTCGATAGGTGGTAAGTGCTTTTTCTTGTTGGGCACTACACGCATCTTATACTTGGGAGTCCTTAAATCTTTAGCAACAGGGTCTTTCCATTTTTTACTCCTTCTATTGTAATTCGTACTCTTCGTGCGAGTAGTGGAGATTGACGAGTGAGTGTTTTTCTTCATCTGCTCTTACCTTCTTAATTACATCAGTTAGTTTTGCATCTTGGTCTAAACCATAATAATCAATGGCTATCTGTGGTGCATCTACATTATCTGCTTGCCCAGACTCTACCATATGTAAATATTGTGTATAACTTTTTACAGCTTCTTCTTCAAAGTAATGCGT